ACATCTGCCATATTTAATGGTTTTACCATACCTTCATACTCGTGTCCTGATGGATAAACTTTTCGCATCGCCTCTGTTACTCCGTGACAATTTATCCATATAGCTATTTTTTGTTCTCTACTAAATAGTCTTAGTTGTGTCAGGCAAAAGTAATTGTATTCGTACCCATTATATTGCTTTGCAAGTATAGAATCTCTTGTTAATGAATTATAAGGGTCAATTAATAATCCTTGATAATCCCAAGCATCCTTAATTGCCTTTGCCTCTTTAAGCAACTCTATATATGTGTAGTTTTTTTTAACATCTATAACTTTAAAATGTGCGTCTATCCATTGCATTGCCTTATCTATATTTTCATCTGTTGCTTTTTGTATTGGTTCTTGCATCTTAAACTCTATGATTTTTCTTACAATACTTGATGGCGTATTTTCACTACTAAAAATTAAAAACCTTAATTTATGTTTTATTGCCCATACGGTAAATAAATATACTAAAACAGTAGTTTTACCAACATTACTATGACCAATTGCTAAGTTTAACGACCCTTCTGTGTATTTAAATCTTAAATATTCATCTATATCAGGTATACCTATTTTTAGTCCTTCTTTTACCCTGCCGTACTTAATGTCAAGTATTTTGTCTTTTATTGTTTTGCTTTGTGCTATCATCTTATTTCATTATTACCTAAACCATATTTAAGTTTTTCCTTTTTAGTGTTTCTTCTTTCGGGTGTATATTCGTACCCTAATATAGGGTTAATATTGTAATTCCAAAAGTCTTTAGGAAATTTATCTCCTTCTTTAAGTTTTTTAAGCATAAAAAAAAAGGGGGCAGTTGCCCCCCTATTGTTAAAATGGTAAATCAGTTTCAAGTTCTCTCGCTGGGTTTTGCTGTGCGTTGGTTACTTCGTTTTTTACTACCGTTGCAACGCTCCATCCTACAATGTTATTATAGTACTTGCCATTGTATTCATTACCCCTAAGGTTAATATTTACAGATACCTTTTCTCCTACCTTGTGCTTTTTGAGTATGTCCACGTTTTTATTCATAAACTCTACAGCAATGTTTTGAGGGTATTTGGTATCTTCGTCTATTGTAAGCACCATCTGTTGTTTAGTTAGCTTGTCGCTAATCGTTACAGGTTCGTTTATTAGTTTAATAGTTCCTTGTAAATTCATTATAATTTATTTAATTCTGATTCAACCTCTTTTGAAACCTTGTATTTGTTTCTAATCTGCTTAACTGTTCCACCCTGCTTTATGTATTCAATCATACTATTAAAATCAGGAGTGTTTTTGTTTAGCCACTTTTTCTCATTGTCGGGTGTTATAGGTAAATCAGCTACTGAATTACTTTGTCCACCTACTACCCAATCTGCAAACTGTTGCGCAGTACTTAACACTTTTTCAGGTGTCTTGCTTTCCTCCTTTTGCCAAAATACATTAGCATTAGTAAGTGCATTTTGCTTAATAATGTAAAGTTGTGTCTTGTCCATAACTAATACCGTTTTGAATTGCTAATTGTTTATTAAGTTTTTCGTTTTCTTCTCGCAGTTCCAAGACCTCGCCCTGAAGTTCTGCTACTTTATAATTTATCATATTGCTAAGATAGTAATTTTTTTTTAAATAAAAAAAGGGGCAACTAAAAGCTACCCCTTAAACAAAACAATAAAACAATTAAAATTACAGAAAAGGTTTTAATTTAGTAGTGTACTCGTCAATCATTTCTTCTAAGTCTGTAGTACTAAATTTTACAGTTTCTTTACTTTTCAAATATAATTCATTACTTAACTCCGAACCAAGAAAAAGTGAATATTTATATATATTACCTGCTAACATACGGTTGCAGTATCTACATTGTGGATGTACATTACGTTCATCGTATCTCACACTCATATACCTCCTGCTCATAAAGTGTCCTGCATCTATTTGGTCTTTGCACCAATATGCTTGTTTTCCGCAAGTAACACAGGTACACATACCTCTACTGTCTGCATTACTTAGCCTTATATACTTACTAAATACTACATCCAACTTTTTTATAAGTTTACTTCGTGTTGGTTTTTTAGCAGTCTTAGGCATAGTTTTACGCATCCATTGCTTGTACTAAACTCTTACCCAATGATTCGTCTATACTTTGTATCATACGGTAAATATACTTACTATCAGACTTTACTTTTTTTTTCTCACATACAAGACTATTTATACCTAAATTCGTATATTGGTTTGCATCTAATTGTAAAAGTAAATCTGTACGTTCTTTTACAGAAATTGCAAAATCTTTAGCAATCTTTTCAGCTAATTGTCTAATAGTAGTATCTTCCATAGTATTAAGTATATATTAATTAGTTAAACATTATATCCCACTAACCCACCAAAGGTAGTCTTTTTTTTTGACAAAGTAAATAGCTGTTCATAATTAATGATAATTATTTACCCTGTCCTTTATATTTCTTGCTGTAAAGTTTACTTGATTTTAGGCTACTTGTTTTGCTTTTAGCGTGTATGCCCTTACGCTTTTGTTTAGGCTTCTTGTAGTAATTACTTGTTATTTGTTTAGCCATTACCTTGTTTTGTCTTTTAGTTTCTCAAAAGTTCTTAAACCACCCAAACCTAACATACCTAAAAGAACTGTAAATAAAGGTTCTGTATCCAAAATAGGAAACTCAACACTCGGATATATAGTTCTAATAATTGGAAAGGCAAGAAAATGATAGCCAAATGCAAGACTTGATATCCAACCGACAGAAGGACGCCAGCCAGCAACAAATAAACTACGATGCTGCGCTTCTGCTTCATTTATTTTTGTTTGTAATTCTATTAATTCTTTAGGGTCTAATTCTTTGCCCTTAATAGCTTCTCTTATTTCCCAAGCTAAACTACCAACGGCAGATTTATTTCCGTTATTACCCTTTAAAATACCTAATAAAAATTTAAACATAACGTATTACCAACTGTATTAGTATGTCCAAATAACGTTTTGTGATTTACTTTCGTCTGAATCAACGTGTATGAAGGTGTCAGCAATACCAATCCTATTAAATCCTGCTTTAATAAGGGAATCAAGTATAATCCATCTTTCTCTCGAACCCTTGCAGGATATATCCGCTGCTTTGCCTTTAAGGTGGCTTGAGTTGGGTTTTCCTTTAACAAGTTCGTTTCTTTCTTTCGTTCTATACCCTGAGTTGATTTTAAACGGTATTTGTGCGATATGACGAGCATTGTCAAGCATTGTAAGGAAATCACTATCCATATTAATGCCACTACCTTTAAAATCAGGACTGTCAAATTCTTCAAGTTTAAAGTATTTTAATTCCATATTATTCGCAATCTTCTAAAGACTTAACTTTTAGTTTTAGGTCATCAACCTCAAAGTTATGCTTTTCTATTGTTTTTTCTAAATATATCAATCTTAGATTTTGCTCTGCATCATCAGGTAAGCTTCCCATCTCGCCTCTTGGCCATTTAATCCTAAACTCACTATTCATTTTTAACTCGGCTTCCATACGCATTACCGAGACTTCTAAGGCTTGTATTTGAGACATTAAAGTAAAATACACACCAGCGATAGAAAACAACCCCATAGCGATTCCTACAAGCGTTTTAACGTCTATTTGTAGGTCTCCTTTTCCATCTCCATCGATGTCGATTTGTGCCATTACTTTTTAAGGGCTTTAATTATTTGAATTACCGTAAAAGTTAAAGTAGCTAAAAGCACTAAGAATTGTATAGCAGGATTAATCTCGCTAAAACTAAATGCCAATGCTCCTATATTTAATCCGTATATTCCAAATATCTTCAAATCTTCCATCTTATTTTCATTTTACTCTATTTTTGAAAATATAACATTCATTAGAAATTAGCTTCATTTTCTGTTAGTGATGCTGTAAACTCACCATCTAAATATGAAAAGTTAAAAGGTGGTTCCAACATATCTGCGTGGTCTAAAACCTCAAATTCACTAAATCGAGTACTCGTTTCAGAAGCGTGCGTAACAATTACATCAGATGGTACAAAACTAACTTCTAAACCGCCATATCCTCCATTTGGATTTCCATTACTCCAAACTATTTCATTATCACTTAAACCATCTCTACGACCCCACCAAATACGCTTTTCATCTACATTTACCGCCATACAAACAATATCACCATCTCCAAGAGAAAGGTTTGTAAATCCGCTTTGTGAAACATTACCTAAATACATTATACTTCCTCTTGAATATAAAGTAGCGCCATAATTAGCATCTATTGGATTTTTTGAAACATAAGGCGAAACGTTATAATCTGTATTTGTACTTCTATTAAAAACACCAAAGCCATCTTGTCCACTTGTGCCAACTAATTTTATTTCTAAATAATACTTACCACTTGTTTGTGGGTCTTGATTTAAGACTGCGTGTCCTTCGGAATAAGTATTAAAATCTAAACCTTTGCCACTTAACTTAAATTCTGCTCTATTTGTTTGTCCATCGTCATATCCTGCCCAAAACTCATCAAATCTTAAATTTCCTGTTGGCTCTGTAACTGTATCTAAACATTGCTTTTCATTGTATAGTTGGCTAACTTGGTCGCTATCTAATGCGGTTGAATAGATGCGTACTTGGTCTATTTGGCAATCGTTCACCCAAGAAGTAAACAAACTACCATTTGCATACATTTGACCAATAGTAAAAGGATTGGTTGTGGCTGCTCTTGTTACAGTAAGTGTTTTTGTTGTTTCAAGACTGCCATTTATATATATTTTAGATGTATTTCCCGATATAGTTACAACACAATGAACCCAATTTCCTGTATTAACATCAGATGTACTTAACCAAGGCAAATCTTCCGCGCTTGAGGCATTACCACTTCTTGCGTTTAATTTATTAGAATCTAAATAAATTTGTAAATTTCCCCAACGATTACTTGAATATCCCTCTCCTATTAATGCTTGTGTGCTTGTTGATGTTGTTTTTAACCAAAATGAAATTGTAGCTGTAGATAAATCTGGTTTATTTGAACTTGATATTTCAATTCTACTACCGCTACCGAAAACCGCAGCTTGACCAAACCTTCCAAATCTATATTCTATATTTGTTTCAGTTCCATCATAGCTTCCTGTTTCATCCTCTGCTGAATTGTCCAATTTGTAATAAGCTACATTGGTTGTAGGGAAATCTACTGTATCAGTAGTACAAGTATATACACAAGCGATTTCTGCGTAAAGAATAGATACTTCATCAGAAGATAACGCTTTAGAGAATATTCTTACTTGGTCTATTGAGCCATCAAAATAACCGAATACTGTTCCTGATATATTGTAACCTCCTATCGTGTTATGTTGAGTTGTGTTGGAAATTGTGCCTATTGAAGTTGTTCCTTGCGAAACCCCATCTAAATAAGCAGTCAATAAACCACCGCTTTCAGCAGTAAGACAAACGTGATGCCACTGACCATTAGTTATTGATGTTTCATCCACTAAAACAGTCTTGTTAGCACCATCATAAATTTTAAATTCAAGTTTTCTTGGACTATATCCAGCGTTAAAACCAATTTCTGCAAGACACCCATCCCTCAAACTTATTATAAATCTATCACCACTTGTACCATCAAAATTAAACCAAGCAGATATAGAAACACTTGAAGATGTTCCACTAATTCCACTAATATTGTCTATATCAATATAACTACTACTCCCATTAAAACTTGCACCATAGTTTATTTGGCCATCTACTCCGAACTCAACGTTTGTAGGTGTGCCATCGTACAGTCCACCAGCATCACTTGCATCGTAATCCAAAGAATACAAAGCAACACCACCATCGGCAACTTCTCCTGTAAATGGATTTACATCATCAGTAAGGCAAGCTGCTTCTACTCCTGTGTTTATTAAACGTTTTCCTAAAATCATATTGCTTCGGGTTCAGATGGAAAAAATACTACTTTATATTGTAATACGGTTTTGTAAGACTTCTTAGCATTTACCTCAGCTTCTAACCTATCGGCTTCTGCTAAGATATCTGCTCTTTCTGTAGCTACTTCTGTATCAATATCTATGTTTCTTTCTATCTGTCTAATAACTTGCCAATCGGTTGGTTTTAGTAAATCTCCTGCTTTTGATTTAATCTCTGCAATCTTACTTGCTTTGATGTCGGCTATTTTGTATCGTTTCTCGGTTTCGCCTGTTGGGTCGCCATTTTCGTCTAAAATGTCCATATCTTGACTAAAGTCTATGTCCGATACATCGTAAGTAACTATTTCGTTTACCTCGTCAAAATATAATCCACCCTTTGTTTGAATTTGTGGGTCGTATGCTGGTTTAACGACATCATAAATACCCAATTCCTTTAACTTTTCATCGGATAGGTTTTTAGAACCTCCTAAAATAAGCGTATTGCCTACTTTCAATTTGTTAGGCAAACTTTTATAAAGTTTTATATTTCCGTCTTGTACTAATGCTTTCATAATTATACGCTTTGTGAAATTGATAAAAAGAATGTATTTGCAGCGGTGCAAACTACTTGTATAAAATTAACCGCTCCTGCCGTTGCATCATAACTTCCTGCTACCGTAGTAATAGTATTTGTAGCGGTGTCAAAGGTCAAAGATGACGTTCCTCCTGAATCCGTTACAATAATGTCTTTTACATCTCCTATTGATGCGTTTGTAAAGTTTAAATCTACTGCAATACTCGATGTCATTGTAAAAACAGCAGCGGTGTCAAAATCTACATCTACATCGGCTGCTGCGGTTAATGAAGTTGAACCTCTTAGGCTATCCCCTGTTCCACTTTGACCATATATATCTGCGGTCATATCGTTTACTTTTACAAAGGCATTTCTTAGTGGTTCTCCATCTCCTGCGTTTGCAGTTCCCACGTTTATTGTTGCTCTTGCCATATCTTAATTAAATAATGTTATTAATGTTAAATCTGCTGTTATATCTGTTCTATCTACGCTATAAAGTAGAGTGTCGTCTATTGTTAATGCTAATGTTTCTGTTTGACCTCCTGTAATACTATCTAAAAAACATTCAGGAGCAGAAAAATCAGGAATCGCTTCGGCGACCGTAAAGTCCTCCAATCCAAATTCTGTATAACAATATATCTCTCCCCAGTTTATTGTGTTAGCCATATTATATCAATACTTTTTTTTGGTTTTTGTTATATATGTCTTTTGTAGATACTCCTTTAACCTCTCTACATTTATTTGTTTAGGTTTATAATCGTTTCTTACAAAACCCATCCTTCAAAATTTGCGTTTTTATCGGGATATACGTCATCGTTAGAGTTTGTGTAATATTCAGGGAATTTACTACTCGCATTAAATGACATATAATCTATAAATCTGTCAGTATAATACTGCGCTATGTTTCTTTCTTTTTCTATTAAGAAATCTACTTCGTCTTTTTCTACATTTGATGCATTTTCACTACTGTGCTTAAATACACCCTTATTTGCTATTGTATAAGCAGCGAAGGGTAAATACTCAACCATTGCCCAATGTATTAGCATAGGCTTTACAAAGTCCGTTACAAGTGTCAAATAATCCCCTGTAAGTGTACTTGCCTCTATGTCGTCTTGTATCTTGTTAAACAAATCTGTACCTAAATAGTTTCTAATGTGTATGTCTTGTGCAATTTTAATGTATTGCAAAAACTTATCACTATCAACGTTTCCATTTACAGAAGTAAATTTGACTAAATCCTTTCGTGTTATAAATAATCCTTCTGCCATTATCCTTTATAATTTGGGTGATGTCCTTTATCTGCTCTTGTTATGTTTGCTTCGGCTACCTCTGATGGATTTTTCGGTAATTTAAACCCTTGTTTTACAGCTTGATTGACATTAACGAACTTTGTGTTATCTAATGCTCCTCCTGCATATGGTTCACCATTGTCTTTAATTCGTTTTTTATAAATACGCCTTTCCCATCTATGGTAACAATTAACACCACCCTGCCATTTAAACAAACTATAATTTTGTCCATTATGGCCGTGTTGTTTGTTTACTCCCCTAAATGACATTTGCGCAATATCTTCTTTTCTATAAAGCTTACCAGCAGACATCATTCTACT